ATAAAGACATGGCTTATAAAGATATATATTTTGATGCTTGTGTAGCAGGTAAGGAATATGAAGGTAAGTCTGGGTATACCAATTACGATATGTGGTTCCCAAGAGATGGTAAAGGAGTATATGCAATTGCTTCTAAAGGTGGTGCTGTTCTTTCATATAATGAGACTGAACACCTCAAGAAAATGGAGACTAAAACAGTTACTTCATTTGGAGATGATGATGATTTGGATATTCCAAAAAGAGCAGCTTCTGACTTCAGCCTAGACTAAATAGTTATAGGGGAGTTGGAAACAGCTCCCCTTTTCTATTAAATTTACAGCTATGATTTCAACAATTAAATTAATTACATCTATATCAGATGTACCAAGAGAATGGGTATTTGAATATTATCTGAATCTAAAAGAAAAACTTACCGGTCAAGATGTAAAAATGCTATCAGCATTTAATTCTAAAGACAAGGTCCCATCAATGTTTGTGTACTTTGATACATTTACAGGAAGATATAAGTTTAAGGATTTCTCATCTGGGCACCAAGGTAGTCATGTTGATTTGGTTAGGTATATGTATAACCTAGATACATCATCAGCTTTAGGTAAAATAATAGCTGATTATGAAAACTATATCAAAGACAATGGTAAACGTGAGGAGGTTGAATTAAAGATTCAAGATAGATATAAAGTAGTTGATTATGAAATAAGACACTGGACTAACCTTGATGAGGCATATTGGTCTAAATATAAGATTGGATCAAAGTTACTTGAGTATTATAATGTAGCTCCTCTAGAGTTTTTCAAGATGGAGAAAGAAGAAGATGGAGAATTGTTGTCTCACACTTTTAACCGTAAATATGTTTATGGTTATTTTAGAAAGGACGGTAGTCTTTATAAGATTTATATGCCCAAGATAACAGATAAGAAATTTATTAAGGTTCAAAATTATATTCAGGGTAGTGATCAAATAAACTACAAAAACAATAACTTAGTTATTACATCTTCTCTAAAGGACTTAATGTGTTTTGTTAAGCTTGGCTATAAACATATTGAAGTTATTGCACCAGACAGTGAGAATAGTATGCTTACTGAGCATACAGTAAAAATGTTAAGGAGTAAGTTTAAGAAGATATGTGTATTGTTTGATAATGATACTGCCGGCAAAGCATCAATGCAAAAGTATCAAGATAGATATGGGTTTGAACCAATACTACTTGATATGGAGAAGGATTTATCTGACTCTATTGCTATGCATGGTCTGATTAAAGTTAAAGAGAAACTTGATTTATTAATTAAAGACAGATTCTAATGTGGATATACATGGGTAAAGAGTTTACTGAAGCTGACATTCCTGAAGAGGCTGTTGGCTTTGTCTATGAAATGATGAGCATCATTGATGGTAAACTTGTTAGATATATAGGAAAGAAAAACTTCTACGCAGATGTAAAAGTCAAGTTAGGCAAGAAAGCTATGCCTACAGATAAAAGACTTAAGACATACAAGCGTGTACGCAAAACAACTTATCTTAATTACTATAGCAGTAATGAGACACTAAAGCAAGCTCATAAAGATAAAATACAAATCAAACGTGAGATACTAATGATATGTTATAGTCCCACTGAACTTACATATCAGGAAGCAAAGTTGCTGTTTTGCAGAGATGTTCTTGATGATCCTATGTACCTAAACTCTAACATCTTAGGTAGATTTTACAAAACAAAATAGTTATGACAGAACTAGAAATGACAGGCCTTCTCCTTGAGTTGGCTAATGAAGGTATTACTGGAATTAAAGTACATTATGCTGGGAGTGGTGACTCCGGGTCAATTGAAGAAATTGTATATACAACAGAAAAATTAAACAGTGAAGATGAGGAAGATGCTTTTACTGAAATAGGTAATATGTATTTATATGGTGAAAATACAGATAGCCTAGAAGTATTAAACAGCAGTCTTTATGCTAGACTACAAGATTTTCTTTATCAAAATGTACTTAATGATATAGAAGACTGGTACAATAATGATGGTGGTGATGGATATGTATATATTATGATTCCTTCAGGAAAGTATAAGATTGAGAATACTGTGTATTATACAAGTTCAGAAACTTATATACATGAAGGAGGTTTAATTAATAACACACTTTACTAATGGCACATCCTTGGGATCATGCAAGGTCATCTGCTAAGAAGTTTGGCGGGTCACCAGTAGATTATATTGAAATCCATAATTGGTTTGATGAAACTAAAAAATGGATTGGGCATAGTAAACATAGAATGTTCCGTCACCATAGTGAAGGAATATTTGAATGTGAGCAAAGATTTGGTATGACTATTACCAACTCTGATGGTAAACAAGTTTATGTAAGATATATTGGAGAACAGCATGTAAAAGAGGATTGCTTTGGTTACATACCAAGTGCAAAAGAATGGGTTAAGGCTTTAGAGTCTGGTAAACCTGAAGAATGGATGATTAGAACATTAAAAATTGAAGACTGATGAAAATTGCTAAAACAGAAGTAGAGAACATTATGAATATGCTTGTGTCAAGTGACACAGACAATGGATATCTAGCTTTTAAAGCTATTGAAGCACATGATTTTGACAGTAAAGAAACATTAGGTTATCTGATTTATTTCTATAAGTTCTGTAAGTATAATATGAGTGAGTGGAAAGAGCATGCACCAAAAGCACATGAGATATTACAACGTGTGTTTAAAGCGTATAATCTTGAGTCAGCACCAATTACTTATTCAAGAGCATTACAACTTATGGTTGAATACAATGTTAGTGTAGATTCAATAGAATTGTTTTTGGAGAGACATGTAAAAGATCTTACTAATAGTTTGAGTGCTCTTGGTTATCCAACAGATAAGTTAGAGCTTACTATTAAATTAAAAGAGAAATGACTAGAGAAGATAGTCTAGGTAAAGCTAGTAAAGAGTTAATGTGGAAAGAGCCCTTCTATGGGTTCTTTCTACTTATGCTCAATAAAGTATGGGACAATAGAAGAGTTCCTACTGCCGGTGTAAGTAAGAATGGTATTAACTATCAACTTGCTATCAATGAAGACTTCTGGACTGAGTTGAGTGAAGAACACCGGATTGGCTTGTTAAAGCATGAGTTATTGCATATAGCATACTTTCATTTGAGTATGCATTTTAATTTCCCTGACAAAAGAATGGCCAATATTGCCATGGACATGGAGATTAACCAATATATTGATAAAGACCTTCTACCTGAAGGTGGTATTGATATTGCTAATTATACTGAATTAAATTTGGATCCTAAAGCTGGTTGCCGCTATTATTATGAAAAGCTAAAGCAAGCACAGCAACAGAAACAACAGAATGGTAGTTCAGGCTGTCCTAACTTTGATAAGTTGTGTGATGCTATGGATCAAGGTCAAGGTACTGTAACTATACAAGTTAGTACAGGACCTAATGGTGAGATGGAGATTACTATTCCTGAACATGGTACATGGGAAGAGTTTGCTGATTTACCAGAAGCAGAGCAAAAGCTTATTCAGAATCAAATGAATAGACTACTTCAGGAAGCTGCGGATCAAACTGAGAAGAAGCGTGGTACTGTTCCTGGGCATATTCAAGATCACTTGATTAAGATAACTCAGCTAGAACCACCAAAGTTTGATTGGCGTGGACACATACGTAGATTCACAGGTACAAGTACTAAAATCTTTACCAAGAAGATTAGGAGAAAAGAGAATAGAAGATATTCTGAGAATCCAGGTCTTAAGATAAAGATGAAACAACACATGCTGCTAGCTATTGATACTTCAGGTTCTGTAAGTGACAAAGAAGTAGAAGAGTTTATGTCAGAGATCAAACACATTCACAAGTGTGGTGTTGATGTAACTATTATTCAGTGTGATACAACAATCAGATCTATTGAACCATATAATGGTAAAGATGAGCTTAAGATACACGGAAGAGGTGGGACTGAATTTGATCCCGTCCTAGAGTATTATAATGAGAATCTGCGTAAGTATACCAGCCTAGTGTATTTTACTGATGGTGAGTGCACTGCTGATGTAAAACCTAAAGCTCCCGTATTATGGGTGCTGTCTGAACAGTCAAGTATGAATAAAAGCCTACCGGGCAAAGTAATTAAGTTAGAACTTTAAAAATTAAACAAATGGCACAAGTACAATTAAACATTAATGAATTAAAAGATTTCTTAGGACACATGGTTAGCAATAACCAGCATATTCAAGCTCAAGGAAAAGTTCCTGTAGCTGTAAATATTGAGGGTGACGCAGGTCTTGGTAAGACTTCATCCTTAATGCAGTTAGCTGCTGAAATGAACATGGCAGTAATAAAGCTAAATCTATCACAGATAGAGGAGCTTGGTGACTTGGTTGGTTTTCCATTCAAGGAGTTTGAAATGATTAGAGAAGATGGTGCTAAGAGATGGGTTCAAGAAAGTTTAATGGACACATATCTTAAGAATAAGTTCAGACCTTCTGGAGAAAGTAGAATGTCACATGCTGCTCCTGAATGGATTCAGGGACAACAAGAAGGTGGCTTCTTGATTCTTGATGACTATACTCGCGCAGATTCAAGATTTATGCAAGCTACTATGGAATTGATTGACCGTCAAGAATATATCTCTTGGAAGCTACCAAAGAACTGGCATATTGTATTGACTACTAACCCAGACAATGGTGAGTATAACGTAACTTCTCTTGACATAGCTCAGAAGACTCGTTTTATTTCTGTTGAAGTAAAGTTTGATTCTAGTGTATGGGCTAAATGGGCAGAGAAATCTAACATTGATGGCAGATGTATTAACTTCATGTTGATGCACCCAGAGGTGGTAACTCGTTCTGTCAATCCAAGAGCAATTACTACATTCTTTAATTCTATCAGTTCTATTGAGAAGTTTGAAGAGCAGTTACCATTGATTCAAATGATTGGTGAAGGTTCTGTTGGAGCAGAGACATCTACTATGTTCACTATGTTTATCAATAACAAGATGGACAAGATTATCTCTCCTCAAGATATCATGACTAATGCTAATGAAGCTTATGTAGTTGGTGCATTGAATTCTGCTGTAGGTCAAGGAGACTCATTTAGAGCAGATATATCTAGTGTAATTGCAACTCGTATTGTTAACTACTCACTTACCCATGCTGAGAATCACTCTGTAAGTGATGCAATGGTGAATCGTTTAGTTAAACTTACTACAGACTGCGATGCCTTTACTGATGATCTTAGATACTACATGGTAAAGGAGATTGTAAATGGGAATAAGAGTAAATTTGCAAAACTGATGATGAACAGTTCTGTAGTCAAAATGGCGGTTAAGTAAGTCATTGTAACATCATTTCCCCATAAAAGGAAAATAAATTAGATTAAGTCAAATATAAGGCGGTGTAAAAGCCGCCTTACTTAATTAACACACATGAAAGATTATTTAGTAATAAAAGTTTGGGATAGCGGAAGTTATCATATGACAGATCAGTTATCAAATTTACATATAGAAATATCTATTGATGTTCTAACAGGTGCATTTGATATGGATGCATTAAGCTTTAATATAAAGCACACGTACACTCCTGTACAAGGTGATAAGTTTTATTTCTTACCAGGAGTTACTGTACCTAGAGTAAAGCTAAAAGACCTAAATGCAACATACAAGATCAGATCTGTAAGAGATATAAACGAAGCAAATGTATTTTTTATAGGTAGTAAAACTAATGATGTTTTTACTGACTATAGTTGGGAGCATAAAGTTGAAACTGAAAAGCTAAAAGAGTTTATTGTAGCAGCTCACACAAAGGGTCATATTGACCATTATTATTATCAGAAGTTTCTTGATGCGGTTGAATTTTATACTAATGAAGAAATCATTATTGATTATGGTACAAAAAGACTGTTATTTGATAAAGATTTAGGTTTTCATATAAGTGACAGCAATTTCTTTGGTAGTGATAAGTTTATTAAACTATCTCCAGAACAAAAGGAGTTATATGAACAAATTAAAGACAAAGAATTATATTCAGAGGAATCCATCTATGAGTATATTAATGGTCCAGATGCTGTAACAATTGATCAGAATATGTTTGAGATACTCGGTGACATGTTTAAAAGTTCAGATACGGATAATCATGTATTAGCCATGGAGATTATGGCTAACTCTGATTACAAGTCTAGCATCCTCTATCTATGTTTTCTTTTACATGACTACCACCCTACAATAGAAAACAGAAGAGAGCGTACTCATGTTAACTTCAAGTCTCTCCTAATGTATATGGGTAGAACTACAGGTAATGTACATCTTGATAAGGATCAGATGGTAGACTTAATGATTAACAAGAAGCTTTTAACTAAAGAGTATTTCTTTGAGATGTGCAATAAGTTTAAAGGTGAGATAGATACTTATAGCAGTACCCATTTCAAAATAAAAACCGTATCTTCAAGCAAAGTAGTTGATGAGTATTTGAATGAAGAACTCATAGTACAAATCAAAGAAGATTACACTTCAGTAAAAGAAATAGCTAACATATCACAAGATGAGTTTAAAAACACAGAACTTGACATTATCTGAAGAACTTGAAAGATTTTACTCTGAAAAGTTCTATTTTAGTTACTCAAGTATCAATAAACTTTTGTTCTCTCCAAGACTGTTCTACAGTCACTATATTCTAAACCAGAAAGAAGATAGTACAGATGCCCACCTCATAGTAGGTCGGGCACTGCACTGTCTTTTATTGGAACCGGATAAGTTTGATGAGGAGTTTGTAATGGTACCAAAGATTCCTACAGATAGTAACAGGGTTATTATTGATCATATCTTTAAGACCCACTATGAACCAATGAATAATGATGCATTGTCACTAGAAGATTTCCCTAATGAGTTGCTGGGGCAAATGGTAGTGAACAATTTGTATCAAAGTCTCAAGACAGATCCGCAGAGACTTGAAAAATTACTTACTGATAATAACAAAGAGTATTTTAACTTTTTGAAAATCAGAGAAGGTAAAACCGTGATTGATCCTGCTGTGAAGCAGCAAGCTGAATCAGGACTTGAAGCACTTAAAGCAAATGACAGGGTTAAAGCTTTACTTCAATTGGAACCAGATAAACCTGTGGGAATCAGTGTGTTTAATGAGCTTATGCTAAAAACAGAACTTGAGAAATATCCATTTGGTTTTAAAGGTATACTAGACAATGTAGTCATGGACGAGAACACCAAGACACTATTTATCAATGACTTAAAAACAACCAACAAATCTATTCAAACCTTCCCTGAATCCGTAGCTTATTATAGATATGATATTCAGGCAACAATGTATGTTGGGCTTGCCTATGAGAAGTTTCTCAAAGATAGGCCTGATGCT